TTTTTTGTAATTTCATTTTTTGGATTTTCATTTTTTGGAATTTCATTTTTTGGAATTTCATTTTTCGAATTTTCATTTTTCGAATTTTCATTTTTCGAATTTTCATTTTTCGAATTTTCATTTTCTAAAATTTCATTTATTTTTCTCAAATATTTTTCTCCAAAATAAAAATTATAAGTATCGTTCAATTCTTCTATATTTTCTTTGAAAACCTCTATTTTTCTATTATAAAATTCAAGGTTCTCCTTATCCATTTTGCAATTTTGGATATTCATATTCAAAAATTTAACAAAGTCAATATCACAATTTATATCAAAGAATCCATTTTTCAAAATAAGAGAACCTTCTTCTGTATCTGTCAAAAAATCAATCAAAAGTACATTATTAACAATTTTATTCAATCCATATTTTTTGCAACAACCAACGCCAATTGTCAATATATGACCGGTTCTCATATTATAAACATATGCATAATGTTTTATCAAGTGCCTACATATGCAATTTTGTTCTCCTTTTTTCTTGGTCAAAATTATCCAATCATTTTTGTAGTCGTCGTTATCCGAATATTTCGACAATTCTTGGAAAAATATATCTTTTTTAGAGAACATCTATATATAATATATTGAATATACTATATATAGATGTATATACCGATTCGTGGTCCATTTTATACAAATGGGTTGTTTTTTGTTAAATCTACAAATTTGTATGAAATTATAGAATCATAAAAATTATAAGAAAGTAAAAAAGATTAAAGCAAAAGTACAATATTCTTCATAATGGGAAAAAGTAAAAAGGGAAATGCGCGACAAAATCAGCAGAAAAAAGAACCCTATGTTTTGAAAAAAAAATTTTACCCATTTGTAACTGTTTGCACACCTACATTCAATCGGCGTCCGTTTATTCCGATAATGTTTGAATGTTTCAAGAATCAGACATATCCGAAAGACCGTATGGAATGGGTCATCGTCGATGATGGTACTGACCCTATCAATGACTTGATTGAATCGAAAATCAAAGATATTCCGCAAATTAGATATGTGCGGTCAGAAAAACGAATGAATTTGGGCGAAAAAAGGAATTATATGCACAAATTTGCAAAGGGCACAATTATAGTATATATGGACGACGACGATTATTATCCCCCAGAACGCGTCGAACATGCTGTGGATGTTTTGCAACAAAATCCGAATGCAATGTGTGTAGGTAGCAGCGAGATTTACGTGTATTTCAAACATATCCAAAAAATGTATCAATGTGGGCCATACGGCCCAAATCACGCCACTGCAGGCACATTTGCATTTCGGTCGCAATTATTGAAAGAGACTAGCTATGAAGACGGTGCGGCATTGGCAGAGGAAAAACATTTTTTGAAGAATTATACGGTGCCTTTCGCGCAATTGGATCCGCTAAAATCTATCTTGGTATTTTCACATGAGCATAATACATTTGATAAACGGAAACTTTTGGACAATCCGCATCCGGATTATTTGAAAGAATCGCCAAAAACGGTGGACATGTTTATAAGAAAACCGGAGGAGGCGCATATGAAAAAGTTTTTCATGGAAGATATCAATGCATTATTGGAAAATTATGATCCAGGAAAACCCGAAATGAAACCCGAAGTATTGGAACAAATAAAGCGGATTCAAGAAGAACGTGATAAGATCATGCAAGAACATCAGCAACAACAACAAAACCAAATTCCGAAAATAATGGTAAATGAACCTGGAAAACCGCCGCGCGAACTGAATGTACAAGAAATAATGGATATTATGAATAAACAAATGCAAGAAATACAACAGTTGAGAGAAGAGAACAATCAATTGAAGCAATATATACAGCAGCAATTATCTGTTGGTACTTCATAAATTATTTTCTTTATAGTTTTCTTTATGGTTTTCTTTTTCTAGTTTTTGATTTATTATTACCTCCTTTTGATGCAGCTTTTTCTTTTGATCTTTCGTTTGAACCTTTTGAACCTTTATTTGAGTCTTTTGATCCTTTCTTTGAGTCTTTTGTTCCTTCTTTTGATGCAGCTTTTTCTTTTGATGCAGCTTTTTCTTTTGAACCTTCTTTTGAGTCTTTTGAACCTTCTTTTGAGTCTTTTGAACCTTCTTTTGAGTCTTTTGAACCTTCTTTTGATCCTTTTGACTCTTTTTTTGGTTCAAAATAATAATTCCATAATAAATCTTTTACGACTCCTTGTTGCCATCCTCTTAATGGCTGGTCATAAATATAATATTTGACAGCTTTTTCATCACGATTTAAAAAATCAAAATCACTTAAATATTGTTCACAAGTAGTGCCAGGTTTTATGCCATAATATTCAAAATCTATATCTTGAAATTCTTCTTTAAATTTGGCTTTGATTTCAGGACTTTTATCTAATAAATCCAAGAATTTACTAAAACATAATTGCGTATTGAAACATAATTTTCCAAATTCTTCAACATCAATTTGTTTCGATTGATCAACATTGACAAAATTTGTTGGGTCTGTTAATAAAAAAAATGCAAACATTTGACAAAATCCTTCTGTATCGTCGGCTTGAACGTGATCATATGGATCCAATTTCATTATTTCGCCGGCTTCACTTTCTTTTGCCAATCCAATATAGTGAGTACCAGATTCTTGTTTATGAGAACCAGTTTTGAAATAGATCAAATGTTTTGGATAAGTTGATTTTTTGGTATTCTTATCAAAAAATGTTTCAAGTTTTTTACTATCTTTAATGTCTTTGATAGTCGTCGATTTCAAAACTATATTGTATTTATCGCATGCTAATTCATATGGACTATAATCTTTTTTATCACTAGGTAAATATTTTCCCGAAGACATGATTTTTGCCAATACAGATTGAAATGCTTCATATTGACTTTCGCCATCATCACTTGGAATTATGCATAAATGTGGATAAAATGGATATTTATTTTTATTCAGAAGTGTTCCTGGATGTGCCATATAATTTATATAAACATTTTTATATAAATTCATGAATTCATGAATTCATTTGCGCAAAATGTCCTTCCAAAGGAACAAACCCGTTATGTGGGCCATAAGCCGCTTCGCCATAATCAATAATAGCGATTTTATTATCAGGTACCAACAGAATATTATTTCCGTGCAAGTCATTATGATGTAATAAATTCGTTTTCAATGCAACGTCTATTTCATTCACTTTTTTCAATGTCGATTCATACATAATGCCTTTATTGGAAAGCGCTTCTTTCAATGTAATCCCGTCTATATATTCCATCAATATATAGTAGCATTTCAATTTATGTTTGCTTTGTAATTTATCTAGGTAATCGAATTCTCCAAAATCGTGTATTTTCGGAACAATGAAATCCTGGTTCTCTTTTTTGCTGATTTTTTCGGCATATTTTTGAAAGACAATTTCGTTCATAATATTTCGTTTGAACATTTCAGTGTACATGAACGAAACGTCGGAATCATAATCGAATATTTTATTTTTGAAGAAATATACTTTGAAAATAAGCGGTTTCTTTGTGGTACTATATTCCGTTATTTTATGTATTTTGTATAATTTGACAACAAGACCTCGCTCTTTTGTATGAGTGCAAAACGGTTGGTTATTCATCAAAATGGTTCTCATAAATGGTGTTTGCATTACATTGTGAATCGGGTCTTTGATATGCAGTTTCACTTTTCGGTATAACTCATTCACAGTGTATTGAATTTTGCGAAGACTTGTGGGCGTTAATTCGACGTCGTATAAATGTTTCAAATAAGGGCGGAATATTTCGTAATCAGGGAAATAATTTTCGCGGATGTTTTTGAGAACATGTTTTTGAGCACGGTCAGCATCTTCATTAGTCGTTTCAACATTTATCTTCAAATCACGGTATTTTTCGAGTGTTCTGTAGGCCATCTTGTATTATATTGTGTATTTATTTCTTTGATATTTTGATATTTTGATATTTTGATATTTTTGATATTCAAAATACAAAAATACAAAATATATTTTTCAATTTTTATTTATTGTATTTTTGTTGGAAAAGGTAATAAGCAAATATAATTATCATATTATATATACAAATAACAAAACGAAATGAATGATGAATTGATAATAGATAATCGGTACAAAATAGACGACGACATTTCCAATAGTAAATTGCGCAGATTGTGCGGATTTTACAAAACCGGGTACTATAAAAATAACAAAAAGAGAACCATTGCGAAACTTCATTATGTTTTGAAGGTCCGTCACAAGAAAGACAAACGTAGACGAATAAATGAAAAACAAGAATGCGTAATCTGTTACGAAGTGCTAACAGATAAAATGTTGGTGACGCGATGTATGCATGCGTTTTGCGACCGTTGTATTGTTAATTATTTGACGCATTACATTGAATCATGTCCAATTTGTAGACACTTTTACAATGTAGACATGTTTATAATTGATAATCAATTGACATTTTTGCGTTTGATTGAGATATTTCCTATTGCCGCCATGAATCAATTATTGAATATAGAAAATATGATTGTTGAAAATGTCGATGAAGTTATCGAACGACAAGAACAAGAACAAGAAGATATCAATGATTATCATGTTTTTATTCATTATTTGAAAAATTTTCGGTTATATAATCGATTGATTTTGATTTCTTTTGTATTTTTTTTAATTTACCATATTTTGTCATTATTAGTAAAACTATGATACGTTGTTATTGTTTTTGTTTTTGTTTTTGTGATTTTGTTATACATATATGACATAATTGTATATGTATAAAATATTTATTTGGATAAAGTCGAATATAAATTTGATAGTTTACACAAATTTTTGATATATTGAAGCGATGCCGCTTTACTATCCTCGCTCAAACACTTCAATGGCCCGCGAATTACATCGATTGTTTTCATAATATCATTTGCATTAGACAACTTCACCAAATCTTCGGCGTAATCCTTTTCAAAAAAGAAATTCATGTCTCCCTTTTCAATTATATCCTTGTATTTATCGCAAACGAAAATCTGCCATGCCTTGATAATTGCGGTTGGATTCGCTTTTTTGATAAGTTCAAATGTTGTTTTGGCGTCTTGAATATCCCGGTTGTCTGGGAATATACGAATAATTTCATCCACAAATTCGAAAAAGTGAGTGTTGAATCCGCGTAATACAGTTGATTTATCGGTCATTTATCATATATTCGATTGATTTTTTAACTCTTTTTACCACAATATAATTATATAATCATAAATTATATAATCATAATGCAAACGCTGAAAAAAGTGGGTGCCGGAAAAAAAAGAAGAACCAGAACTGTAAAAGGACATTATGAAGACTTATTTTTACCTTCATTGACACCTGTTAGTATTCGGAAAATAAGTGCGCAAATAGCGAAAGACATAGAGTCAAAGTCGTATTCGCCATCTTTGAATAGAAAATTAGTACAGTTTGAATCAATTTCACGGGCAAACATTGAAAGTTGCAATTTCGAAGAAGCTTTTTACGGAAGAGAACCACTGGGTATCAATATTGAAGAATCCGATTTTGAACATAATACACCTATCGTAAATTGCTATTCGTATTACGATGAAAAAGTAATCAAATTATTATTGCAAAATTTGAAGGCAAATAGGCGCATTGACCCTTACCGAATCATAACGCCCGTTCAATCAGAACACAATTGTTGGTTCAATGTATTTTTTGTATTACTTTTTATAAGCGATAAAGGCCGCAAATTTTTTCATTTTTTTCGCGAATTAATGATAAAAGGTGTCAATGTGAATGGCGAAGAATTACCGGTCGAAATAAGAGATTCTTTTGCATTATTGAATTTCGCAATTGAACAATGTTTGACAGGCAATGAATTAGCGTATTCAATTGATACAAATGTGATTATAAAATCTATTTATGATGTCATACCTGATAAATCAAATATCATGAATGTCGGCGAAAATGGAAATCCAATCCAATATTATTTTGGAATAATGGGTTATCTCAATAATAATGATATGCAATTATTTATTGTTGATAGTGAAAATTTGAATTACAAATTGGATTGGAAGTCTTACATTTCTAAAGAAATATATTCGCATGATATTGGACGAACAGTTCGTTTGCCTAATATTATTATATTCTCAATATTGAAAAATCATGCGAATTCGATGAAAAAAGCTGCCCGTTTCACAATAAATAAAGCAATATATCAATTAGATAGTGCATGTATTATTGATACCAAACGCAAACATTTTTGTGCAACAATTACATGTAATGGAGAAGAAATGGCTTATAATGGCGCAAGTTTCAATAGTTTAGTTCCTATGAAATGGAAACACAATATCAATCGCGACGTGTCTTGGGGTTTTGCGGAAGATATAGAAAAATGGAATTTCACAAAATGTTATCAAATACTTATGTATTATCGTGTAAAATAATGGCAAATTCTCTATGCCTTGTCGTCTCTATGCCTTGTCGTCCGTTTTCCACACATGGTCACATTCCACGCAAATATACAAATATTTCAACTGTTGGTCATCGTAACGAATATAAATGACTTCTGTTGGTCCTTTCTCTTTTTCTCCCTCTTGACCCGCGTTTGTTTTGCATTCACTATTTGGGCACTTCACATTGTAAATTCGCGGCAATGTCGGGTCCATTTTCGTATATGGATTGATAATATGATTGAATTTTTGCTCCCCTTTTTTGAACTGTGTGTCTAAAACACACATACCATCTGTAACTAAATCCTGATTCACATGGCCACAATGCCTACAGTAATATGTCAATTTATTTGGATCCGTTTCATCAATACCGATGTAATACATATTGTCACATTGAATACAGAAGTGCATGGTGATTATATAATAGAAAGAGAGTATGTTTCCATATTTTTTTGTTGGTATTTATTTCAATTTTTTGTTAAGTAAAATTGAATGAGTTAAATGTAAAATAAATAGTTGTACAACCATGGAATTAACAAAATTATCGAAAAAAGAACTTTCGGAAAAATGCAATGAATTAGGGATTACGAAATGCAAGTCTAAAAATAAAAGCCAATTGATTGAATTGATTAAATCTATGAAAAAACCAGAAAAAACAAAAAAACCAGAAAAACCACAAGAGAACAACATGCAGAAAACTAATATTATACATGGCGATTGTCTCGAAGAAATGCCCAAAATCAAGGCGAAATCTGTGGATATGATATTGTGCGATTTGCCTTACGGTATGACGAAAAATACGTGGGATATTGTCATTCCTTTTGACAAACTATGGACGGAATACAATCGAATCATAAAAGATAATGGTGCGATTGTTTTATTCGGTTCTCAACCATTTACATCATTGATGATTACATCAAATATGAAAATGTTCAGATATTGTCTTGTATGGGAGAAAAACAAGTTTTCGGATTTCTTGAATTCTAAAAGGAAACCGATGAAAACCAATGAGGATATCGTTGTATTTTACAAAAAACAGCCGGTTTATAATGCGCAATATTGGTATTCGACGCCTTATACGAGGTGGAATACACAGACATCGGTGGATAAACAAACGAATTATGGCCAACATAAAGAAAATTATGTGGAGAGTAGCGACGGCAAACGATTGCCGACGACTGTTTTGAAATTCAATCGCGTAGAAAGACCGCTTCATCCGACGCAAAAACCGACCGACTTGCTAGAATGGTTAATCAAAACTTATACGAATGAGAATGACGTTGTGTTGGACAATTGTATGGGCGTCGGTTCCACTGGCGTTGCTTGTAAAAATATAAACCGGAAATTTGTAGGCATTGAATTGGAAAAAAAATACTACGATATTGCGAAAAATTTGGTGATGTAAAGTTTGTATATATGAGATTTGTTTATTTATTTCATCCAATTAGAATAGAAGTAGCAAGAATGCCTGTAATAAAAAATTGATTTTGTGAAAGCTTAAATTGCATTTATTACATTTATTATGGAAGAACTAAAAACAGGAAATATACCAACAGAAGAAAATAAAGTTGTTTTATCTTTTCTAGGTGACGATTATGTAGCTGATAGTGTAATTGATTTAGGAGTTCATTTTATAGACAAAACAAAAATAGTAAATCATAATGTTGTATGTGAAAAATATGATGACAATGACAAATACACATTTATTCAACATGGGTTTCAAACATTAAATTTTGAACCTGAAATATTAGAATTATTAGAACCTATATATAAATATTCAAGTGAATTATCACCTGACATCAAAGGACCACATGACGAAGATGAAGAAATACAAACATGTATAAATATATTAGAAAAATGGATTAAGAAAAAATATATTGAATTAACTGGGGAAACAGATATTACATGTGTTTGTAGTAGACATTTAATTATGAGGATAGCTGGTTGTAATGAAACAAGTTGTCAAATACCAGGAAATCCATTATTGCATTTAGATTATATGAGTTTTGATAAAGCATACACAAGACAATGTGGAGAACAAGAAATTCAACCTATACCTGTATCATGTCCCGATATTGATAAGTTAATTGATATAGTTAATATTTGGTTTCCAAGTAAACCTGTACGTGATTGGCCATTAGGATTTATTGACATTGAAAATATAAAAATTAATGATTATGTTCCTATTGAATTGGTTGTTGGTTCAAAAGCTGCTTCTTTGAGGTACAAAAGATATGAACCGGAATTACGTATCGTATACAAAAATAATATGGATGTACCAGAACTATATATGTTTCGTTCTGCCACTAAAGATGAATATAAAAAAGGCGTTTTTCATAGTTCATTTAGAATAACTCACGAAAATATACAACGACATTCAGTTGAGTTGCGGTGTTGCGTATTTAAAAATAATTTATAATTTGATACATGTAAAAAATATACAAACGAATCAATTATGAGACTTACGTAACTAAAAGACTTACGTAACTAAAACACTTACGTAACTAAAAGACTACGTAACTAAAAGACTACGTAACTAAAAGACTATGCATTGTATTTATGAATCGAGCAAGACTCTCCTTATTTACCGGCTTTTTATTTTTCTTTTCGAAAATCGCTTTTCCCGATGAACGTTTTCCATCCAACATGTAAAATATATCATCGCACACATAATCATAGCGATCATCCGTAAACTCTTTGGTCTTGTTATTGATCGAATTTTCCAATGCAAATATGTATTTTTTTATATCATACTCATATTTTCGGAATAATTCGAAATCATCGCACGCGCGAGTATAAAAACAACTATCCAAATACGATTTACATTCTATACACGCAACAAACTTATCATTTTTGTATATATGCACATCTACTTGATGTACTTTTGACACTTCTTTATTATTTTTATTCAATCGTGTCAACTTTTTCTTATCATCGTCTCCTTTCAATGCAGACACATTTATATTGAATGCATCTTTGAACATTAATACCACATTTTTCACAAATATTTCTACATCGGCGCCTCTGTCTGTTCTCATTTTTCCACCAGTACATTTTTGTTCATGACTTTTGCACCAATTTTCCATAATATCATTCAACTGTTGACAAGAACTTTCGGTAATATGATGAATCGGGTCGATTATTTGGTGAATCGGGTCGACTTCGCTTGCTGTCTTCATTTGGCTTAAATATATTATTTTATTTTTTTTAAATATTTTACTCAATTTTTTAAGGGCAAGTACAAACAGAATATATATATAGTCGATAGATATTGTATTGTATTTATTCTGTTGGTACTTTCTCTTTCTCTTTCTCCAAAAAATTGAAACCAACCGTCTGAAAAAAATATAAATATATCACGCACTATTATAAAAGACAACATGACTACATTAGAAACAAAAAAGTACCGGAATTTTGAAGATTTTCTGCGAAAACATGTCCATAATAAGGAAAATACCTCGCAAAAAATCACAAATACGCGAATCGGAAATGAAAATCAGCAGATTTTCGGGGGTTCTTATCACGTTTCAGACGAAGAATATCCCGTGTTTTTGGACTTCTATGTGAAGTATGTTTTGGCAAAACAACAAGTGGAACATTTGACGGAAAAGCAGTTGGACAAGGGCCCGATTTTGCTGGATCTCGATTTCAGGTTTGATGCATCGGTAACAAAACGTGTATTTACCGATAACGACGTTTACACGATTTGCGATGAATATTTAGAAGAATTAAAGTCGATTTATCAATTCGATGACGATACGCAATTTCCAGTGTTTGTATTACAGAAACCGAATGTCAATATATTGACGGCTAAAAATTTGACGAAAGACGGGCTTCATATTATTATTGGTATTTCGGCCAATCGACAAGTGCAGCAGTATTTGCGTTCTCGGATGGTGACAAAACTGGCCGAAGTGGTGGATTTGCCGATTGTCAATACTTGGGACGAAGTATTGGACGAGGGAATTAGTAAAGGTCATACGAACTGGCAATTGGTCGGTTCATGTAAACCGAACAACGAGACCTACAAATTAACGCATCACATGACAGTGACATATGATGCGACTGACGGCGAATTTCAGACTGCCAATGAAGATGTCACCAACTTCAATATGAGAAAAGATATCGGGCTTTTGTCGGCTAGATACACCAAACATTATGACCCCTTTATTAGAAATGAGGTGATTCCCGAAATTTCCAAAATAAGTAGTGGCGGTGGTAGTAAACAAGTATTGGCAACAAAGCCGAAATCCGCAAAATCCGCTTCTGATATTATGCACGTGAAGAACCACGAAGAGCTTGCCCAATTATTCGCAGAATTCAAAGACAGTATTTCACCAATTGACGATTACGATTTACTCGAGGTCATATCTTATGCCATGATATTGCCTTCAAATTATTACGAATCCGGTTCTTATGATAAGTGGACGAGAGTGGGCTGGGCACTTCACAAAGTAAGCGATAAATTATTCATTGTCTGGGTAGTCTTCAGTGCGCAAGCACGCAATTTCGATTTCAGTAGTATTCCCGAAATGTGGGATAAATGGAACAAGTGCGAGGACAAGAAGTTAGGGAAAAAGTCGATTTTCTATTGGGCGAAACAAGACGTTTCTCCGGAAAAGTTCAATCAGGCGAAAGAAGAGTCGGTGAATTACTATATCGAACAGACTCTCAATTCAAGTGCCAACACAAGCACCACGAAAATGGCGGGATGCACAGACAGCGATCTTGCGTCCGTACTCTATCATTTATTCAAGTACAAATACGTTTGTGTCAGTGTCAAAGCCCGCGAATGGTACATGTTCAATAACCACCGGTGGGAGAAGAACGACCAAGGAACGTCCTTGCGCCAAGAAATCAGCCAGACTTTGAGACGCATGTACAAGAAGAAGTTGATTGACATGATCGAATATAAAGAATCTATTCCCGAGGATGATGAACGACGCACTATAATTCAGCGCAAAATCGACAAGGCAATTCTCATATCGGACAGACTCGGAAATACGAATGATAAGAACAATATCATGACGGAGGCGCGAGAACAGTTTTACGATAAGCTGTTTTTCAGAAATACCGATACGAATGAATGGCTGCTCTGTTTCAATAATGGGATTTGGGATTTGAAAGAGGGCGTGTTTAGAGATGGGAGGCCGGAGGATTATGTGACGAAATCGACGAATATTGATTATGTTGGT